CAGCAGAGAAGAATGCCCGATCACAGCAAGTTAAAGCTGCTACCACAACTGTTTCTGCTGGATCAGATGAAGCGCCTTCTAAGAAGATTTTTAGGCGGCAAGATATTATTCGACTGATTCAAACTGACCCTGATAAGTATGACTCCATGCAAGATGAAATCATGGCTGCTTATCGTGAAAACAGGGTCAAGTAGCTAACTTTCTATAAAGGATATTTAAAATGGCTCTTGGAACTGATCATGTAATTGGTAGTGAAGTAAATAGCGCAGGTTTTGTACCTGAGGTATGGTCTGATGAAATCATTGCTGCATACAAGAAGAATCTTGTTGCTGCCAATCTTTTCAAGAAGATGAACATGAAGGGCAAAAAGGGTGATGTGGTTCACTTCCCCGCACCTGCTCGTGGTAATGCAACTTCCAAGTCTGCTGAGGCTCAGGTTACCCTGATCGCTGAAAGCGGTACTGAGAAGACTGTTACCATCAACCAGCACTATGAGTACAGCCGACTCATCGAAGACTTTGCTGAAGTTCAGGCACTGTCCTCACTGCGTCGCTTCTACACGGATGACGCTGGTTACGCTCTTGCTACTCGCATCGACACTGACCTGCTTGTTCTTGGTCGTGGCGCTCAAGGCGGTAGCGGTACTTCTGCCTACAACAAAGGCTACATCGGTGGTGACGGCGCTACGCTGTTTGATGCCACTGCTAACACCAACACTGGTAACGAAACAGCACTGACTGACGCTGGTATTCGCCGTGCTATTCAGCGCCTTGACGACGCTGATGTGCCGATGGATGGACGCTTCTTTATCGTTCCTCCTGTTGCCCGTAACACCCTTATGGGTCTGGCTCGTTTCACTGAGCAAGCCTTTACTGGTGAGACTGGTAGCGGAAACACCATCCGTAACGGTCAGATTGGTGACATTTATGGCGTAAAAGTCTATGTCTCCAGTAACGCTGACACGGCTGTTACCTCCGACGGCAGCGACACGAATCCTCGTGTTTGCTTGCTTGCTCACCCTGAAGCATTCGTGCTTGTTGAGCAGCTTGGTGTTCGTGTTCAAACGCAATACAAGCAAGAGTATCTTGGTACTCTCTTGACTGCTGACACTCTCTACGGTGTTGGTGAGTTGCGTGACACATCTGCTGTTGCTCTAGTCATCCCTGGCTAATTTAGCAGCACCCCCTTCAGCCCCTTCGGGGGCTTTTCTATATTGATTGCTAAGTCTATATAGATAAGCCTACAGGAGATACGATGGCAACCATCCTAACTAAAAAGCGTGATACCACTGGAGCGCCTTCGTCAGGCGATCTTACAAACTCTGCTGGTGGTGCTGAACTTGCTGTTAACACCTATGACAAAAGACTCTATGTAAAAGATTCTGGTGGAACAGTACAAGAACTCGGAACAAACCCAACTTCTATTACAACAGGGGCGCTAACCGCTTCTGGTGCTGCAACTCTATCCAATGCTGTTGTTACTGGCGGTACAATCAATAACACTGTTATTGGTGGTACAACAGCGCAAGCTATCACAGGTACAACAGTTACAGCAAGCACTGGTTTTACAGGAGACTTGACAGGTGATGTTACTGGTAATGTTACTGGTAATCTTACTGGTAATGTAACAGGAAATGTTACTGGCAACCTCACTGGTAATGTAACAGCGTCTAGCGGTAGTTCTTCATTTACTGATGTAGTTATTAACGGCACTTTGAACATGAATGCCGGAACTACTGCAACGATTGAGAATCTTAGCGCTCCTGTCAATGCTAATGATGCTGCAACTAAGACTTATGTTGACACATCCATAGCAAACCTTGTTGATTCATCACCATCAACGCTTGATACTTTAAATGAGCTTGCAGCGGCTTTAGGTGATGATCCTAACTTCTCCACAACTGTCACAAGCTCAATAGCAACTAAGTTACCTCTTGCAGGCGGCACCATGACGGGTGCTATTGCAATGGGTACTAGCAAGATTACTGGGCTTGGTGATCCTACAGCAAACCAAGATGCAGCAACCAAGGTTTATGTAGACACAGCAGACGCAACAAAGTTAAGCCTATCTGGTGGCACCATGACAGGTGCTATTGCTATGGGTACCAACAAAGTAACTGGATTGGGTACTCCGACAGATAGCGCTGATGCAACTACAAAAGGCTATGTTGATGGTATTCTTGGTTCTGCAACATCGGCAGCAGACAGCGCCGCAGCAGCGGCTGTATCAGAGTCAAACGCCGCTACATCAGAAACAAATGCAGGTAACTCAGCCACAGCAGCGGCAGCTTCAGCCAGCGCCGCAGCAGACTCTTATGACAGCTTTGATGACAGGTACTTAGGTGCTAAGTCTTCCGAGCCATCTGTTGATAATGATGGTAATGCATTACTAACTGGCGCATTGTTCTGGGACACCACAGCAGAATCAATGAAGGTTTATAGCGGTTCTGCGTGGGTTGCTGCTTATGTTGATAGCGGATCTTATTTACAATCATCAAACAATTTATCTGATCTTGCTGATGCATCGACAGCCAGGACAAACCTTGGCGTAGCCATTGGCACAGATGTCCAAGCCTATGATGCTGACACTGCTAAGACAGATGTTGCCCAGACCTTTAGCGCACAGCAGACATTTGCTGAATTAAAAGAGACTGTATATACCCTCGGTACAACTGGCTCGATTGCTCTTGATCCAGCCAATGGCTCGATTCAATCATGCGTGGCTACTGGAGCGCCCACCTTCACTGATTCACTAGAAGCTGGGCAGACTGTTGTATTGCACCTAGAGAATGGTGACACTTATGCACCCACATGGCCTACTGTGACCTGGGCAACAAGCGCAGGCAATGCGGCACCCACCGTAACTAACAAAGATGTCTTTGTTTTCTGGAAGATCAGCACAACTTTATATGCGGCTTATGTTGGGAGCTACGCATAATGCTGGGCACTAAACTTATTAAGGCTGCTGCTGGCAATGCTGGCGCAGAGGCTGATGAGTATTTCAATCAGACGACTCTGCTCTTGCACGGTGACGGAACCAATGGCGCACAGAACAACACATTCTTAGACTCGTCTACAAACAACTTCACCATCACAAGAAGCGGCAATACTACCCAAGGCACATTCAGCCCGTTCTCTTCTGATGAAGGGAAGTGGAGTAATTATTTTCCAGTAGGTACGGACTATCTCACTACGACTACAACAAATGCAGGTATAGCCGGTGAGTTCACAATAGAATTCTGGATGTATTTGACTAGCAGTACTGGTACTGACTTTGTTGTGCTTTGGAACAATTCAAGATGGATTCAATTTGCAAATGGCGCTTTGTATGCGACACTTGCAGGCTTTAGTGGGCTTAATATTGGCGGTCTAAACAAAAATGAATGGGTTCATATTTGCATAACCCGTGACGCAAGTAACAATACTTATGCGTTCAAGAACGGTGAGTTAAAAGGTACTAGCACCAGTACGCTAACATTTTTTAATAGTACATTCCGAATCGGTCAATACAGCAATACAACAAGAACCTTTGCTGGGTATCTGTCAAATATGCGTGTAGTTGATGGAACTTGTTTGCATACTACCAGCTTTACCCCGCCAACAACGCCACTAGAAGCAATATCTGGAACAGTACTGTTAGCCTGTCAAGGCAACCGTTTTGTTGATGCCAGCGGGACGCACACTATCGCAACTGCTGGCGTTCCATCTGTCCAACCCTTCAGCCCCTTTGCGCCATCTGCGGCTTATTCTGCGAGTGTTAATGGTGGGAGTGGTTACTGGGACGGGACAGACACATTAACTGTTTCATCGACAGGGCTTGCGTTTACGGGAGACTTCACAGTAGAGGCGTGGATTTATTCATCCTTTACTGGTGGAACAGGCCTGTCTGGATTTACGATCATTGACACACGGTCAGGCTATACCGTGACTAATTGGGCGTTTGGTATTTTTGACTCTGTTGGAACTCTTTATTGGGTTTCAACGGGTATTTTACCAGCTTCATCAATTACCTGCAACCCAAATGCATGGAATCATGTTCTTGTGTCTCGCTCAGGCACCACGCTCCGCATTTTTGTCAATGGGCAACAAGGTTATTCTGGAACTGTTTCTGGAACAATTACGCCAGGAAGCGCAACTGCATATATTGGCACGGGAACTGGCGGGACTAATTATGCAGCCCCAGGTTATATCAGTGGGTTGTCGGTCATTGATGGAACTGCAACGCAAACCTCTAACTTTACTCCACCAACTGCACCACCAAATCCAACAGGCACAGAGTTATGCCTACTGATGCAGAACGCTGGCATTCTTGACAGCACAGCTAAG